TCCACGGATTGAAAGCCGCCAGAAATGGCGGCTTTTCCTTTATTTCCAACGGTTTTCGACCGTTGCGGGTGTTTACCGAAATTATAGAAATCACGGTGTTTTCTGAAAAATGTTGCCAAAATGTTGTCACGAAACAAGCTTGTAAAAAACAAGAAAACCCCTCCCCCAGCGTGTGCCGGGAGAGGGGCGATGTTGCATATGGGCGCAAAATATTCCAACAGGAATTCAAAAGCGCGATTTCCCACGCTTAAAAACAGGGTGCAAGAATTTCCACGAGCACTGCTGTTCGTTAAATTTTTCCACGCGAGTTTGAGTTTCGGACGCGAGTTTGATTCTCACGCCCGAAAATTAATCACTGGCCGTCGGTCACGGTGATCTTGAGCTTGTCGAGCTTGGCTTTCACGGCGTTCTCGACGGCGGCGGCGATTTGGTCGGGGTCGGCTCCCTTGGATTCGGCGAGGGTCTTGACCGCCGCGGTCAGGGCGGTGACCTGGGTGATCAATTGGCTGGTCTTCGAGTCGATGCCGGCCACGCGGTCGCCTAATTTGGCTCCGCCCTGCACCGGCTGTTCCACGACGAGATTGCCGAGTGCGGATGCGTGGGTGGTCTTGTCCCACTGCGAGAGTCGGAAAAGCTCCTTCTTCGTGGCGTTCGCGGCCGCGTCCGTGCCCTGCAAGCGGTCACGCATCAGGACGCCGTTCTGTCGAAAATTCCACACGTCTTCAGCTGACATGTCGTCTCCTCTCAATAATTCGTTTGCTCTCTTGATGATTCTGTCCACCGGCAGGCCGTTGACGCACCTGTCGGGACACCCGTAGTGGTCCGTGCCGGGCACCTCTCGATGCAGGACGATATTGCCGGTGCGATTGCCCGAGGCGTCGTGCCAGAGGCGCGTCCAGCCGTATCGGCGGGCGATGTCGGCGCAGAGTCGTGCGCTGGCCTCGACTTCGGCGTCGGTGACTGGGATGCCGGCCATGCCGCCCTCATGCTCGATGGTGATGCCCGAGCAGTCGCTCTGCCAATTGGCGTCCGCCCAGCTACCCTGCGTCTCGTCAACCCACTGGTAGATGTCACCATTACCGCCCACACCGTAATGGCTGGCGGCGCGGAAGTTCGAGCGCATGAAGCATGAGTCCGTGCCTGCCAGGCGTCCGACCATGATGTGCAGGGTGATGTGGTTGACGCTCAAACCATTGCGGCCGGAATAATGGTTCGGGCTGCCGCGCCATCGTGCGAAGCTTGCGCCGGCCATCAGAGATTACCGCCCGGCTCGAGGTCAGCGGAATCCGAGACGGTCTCACCCGTGGTGTCGGCGGTATCGGCGCTGGTGCCAGCGGTGGTCTTCGGCGTGGTCTTGGCCACGGCGGAAGCGGCGCTCAAGGCCGCGCTCTTCGCGGCGGTGATGCCATTCACCACGCCCTCTTTCTTGAGAGCGTCCACGAGCTGCTGGCCTGCGAGCGAAGCGGACGTGATGTTCTGGTTCTTCCACCAGCCGTAGATCGTACCGATGACGCCCACGACGCTGAAGACAGTCGCACTCACCTGCTCATTGGTGAAAGGCAGGGTGTTGTAGCCCGCCAGATTCAGGCCAGCATTGACCAGCGCGTAGAGGGTGACGACGATAGTCACTCCCGCCTTGACACGTTCGCCGGTCAATCCCGGCAGATTATTGGTGGTGGTGTTTTTGGTGGCATGGTCTGCCATGATTGCCTCCTTCAGGCATAAGGAAAGGCCACCTCCGGGGAGATGGCCTTGAAAAATAGTTGATGCGTCTCAGCGCATGTGTGCGCCGTGGTTGAAGACGAGGATGAGCGCGCACAATGCCAGCCATGCGACGGCCGCGATGAGCATTGTCATTGTCATTCGTCCTCCAAGGTCTCCGGCGCCACGTCCGCACGCAATTCGTCCGGCAGATGCGGCTTCGGATGATTCGCCAGAAAATCCGGCTCGATGATCTCGCAGAAGGTCTGAAGCCAGTGGAAAAGGCTGCGGGTGTAGGCCGCTAGGGCGAAATATTTCCGCTGCTGCGATTCCAGGTGCTGTATTTGTTCCTCCTGCGATTCGACCTGCTCGCGCAGTGGCTTGATGACGGAATCGGTCAGGATGTCGCAGGCCTGGGCGGCGATCTGCGCAGTATCCTTGCGCCTGCTGGAGATGGCGCCGATGATGGCTCCCACTCCCCCGCCGCCGACCAATGCAACTATCACCGCCGTCCAGAATTCCTGGCTTGAGAAGAGGTCGAGCGGTGGCATCAGTCCTCGGCTCCGTCACTGCGCCACGTCTTGATTTCGGTGACTGTGGCGAGTTGGGTGGCGGTGATGGTCTCGCTGTCCTTGGTGTCCATGTCCGCGATGGTGGCCTCGGTGGCCTGCCGGTCCGTGAAGGTGGCGGTGACCCCACGCGAATAGTCGCACCATGTCTCCCCGTCCGAGTCCTTGTGGTCGAACGTCAGCCCCAAGCGCAGCAGTTGGCGGATGAGGCTGCCTTTCGGCGGTCTCAGGTCGAGGATGCCGTCATCCACCTTCGCGGTCGTCTCTTCTGCATTGTTGTCAGACATTGTGTCCTCCTTTTGTTTTGTTAACGTGTGACAATTTCGTGGCCGTCGATGTAGAGCGCTCCTGCTTTCGGTCCGGTGGCCAAAGTGTGATTACCGGCCCACTTGATGCTCCAGCCCGCGGCGGAGAGTTTTAACCCCCAGCCCTGATCGTTGGTGAACTGCAGGCCGCCGGAGCCGATGGACAGTTTGCCGAATTTCACGGTCTCCAGATCGAGTCCGGTCTTCGCCGAGCAGTTGATGTGCGTGCCGTCGGGGGCGGTGATCGAGATGCCGCCATTGCCGAGCTGGATGTGGTAGGTGACGCTCTCGTTGGCGGTGGGCTGGACGGTGATGTCCACGCCATTCTGGCTCAGGCTCACGTAGCCGGAGCCCACGCCGCCGTCCCCCGTCACCTGGAAACGATGCCGGTTCACGCGCGTCAGGAGATTGCCGTCCTTGTCGAGCAGGTCGAAGCTGCCGTCAGTGTTGACTAAGGCGCTCACGCCATTGAACACGCCGTTTTGCCGGCGTCCAGCACGCACGCCGGCCGAGGTGAGGCTGATGCAATCCTCAAGCGCCCCGACGCGCGACTGCGCGTTGGAAGCGTTGGATTTCGCCGTGTTGGCCGTGTCCTGCGCGGTCTTCGTCTCGGTCTTCGTGGAAAACTTCACATCCAGACTGTTGTTCTGCTGGGTGATTTTCGACGAGATTTCCTGCGTGACACCAGTCTTGGTGGCATACGTGCTGCTCACGCTGCTGGTGATGCTGGTCTTCGCGGCCGTGATATCCGACTTCGTGGCGAGACCGGATCCGTCGGAACCCTTGTAGGATTGCACGACACCCAAGGCCACGCTCTTGGCCGTCTGGTCGACATACGACCTTGTGCTGAGCGTGTCGTAGGCGAGGTTCTGCGCGGTGCCCGACGTGGGCTCCGCGTCCTGGATCCTCGTGCCACCGCAGCTCGGCCCATCCTGCCACGACTTGTAGTCGCCCTGCAGCGTGTAATGCCCGTTCCAATACGCCCATGGCAGGTACGCCCAGATGTCGCACGTGGTGGAGCTGAACGCCATCACCTTGACCTTGACATCGTCGGCGTTGCGGATGCGGCTCACGGAGACGCCGAAAGCGCCCGTAGCGGACGGTGACTGCTGCCAGCCGTCCTTGACGAAGATCTCGAACTCCGAGTTCTGGGAAGCCTGGCCGTTGAACCTGTCGCCGGAGTACACGTGGATCAGGACGCTCGAACTGTCACCATCGCTGATGAGATAGCCGAGTTTCACCCACTTCGCCTTGCCATTCGCGCCGGTCAGCGTGAACGTGCGGGTCGCGCTCTTCCTCAACGCCTCGGTCGCGGTCTGCGTCGTGTAGGTGTTCGCGACTTCGCTTTTGATCGAGGACGCGCTTTGGCTGATATTGGACTGCATTTCCGTCTTGGTCGGATAATCGCCCTTCGGCTGATACGACTGCGCCACCGAGGTTTTGAAACCACTCAGATTCTGCTCCAAGCTGCTGACGCGGCTCACGTCGGCCTTGCCGTCGATCTTCTGCGAGAGCGTCGTGTTGATCTTGTCGGCCTTCTGGCTGACCTGGCTGATGGTGGTCGTGTTGCCCTGCGCGGTCTTGGCGACCTCCTGCACCTTGCCTGTGATCTCGTTCGCCTTCTGCGTCAAGGCACTGGTGGTCGCATAGCTGCTCATACCACTCTTGGACTGGTACTTCTCCGCAACCTCACTACGAATCTGCGAAGCTGTCTGCGTCAAACTGCTGTTGGTCGCATAGTCTCCTGCGGGCTGGAGGTCTAACGGGCATGGAGACCAGTCGGTGGACTTAGTCCCCTTTTCCAATTTGATATTCTTAAGAACATTATTTTGGAATGAAACTTTTGCATACACCGCATTCGAAGGTGAAGTTGTCGTAACGACGTATCCAGAATTCGGAGAAAGAAGATCAGTTTGAGAAATCATCTTCTTGGATGAGTCAAACCATATCAAATACAAATATCCAGATGATGCTTTATTGCAGCTAAGAGCATATTTTGTATTTGATGATATTGCGATCCAATCAGATGTTGAATGATCCGCTACGTCATATCGACCACCATCAGCACCAATGCGTCCTTTAGTCAGATGATTGACAGATATAAGATTCGTTCCACCAATTGACAGATTATTGAAATCCGCTTTGGTGCTGTAGGTGTTGGCCACGCTGGTCTTGAAACCACTCAGATTCTGCTCCAAGGAAGATGTCTTGGAGAGAGCGTTGTTGGCGGTGGTACTCACCTGCGAGATGGCGGTCTTGTTGCTATCAGCCGTCGATTTGGCCTCGTTCGCGGTCTTGACGGTCGCGTCCAAGGTCTTGCCCTGCTCCGTGATCTTCGTAGACAATCCACTGGCGGTCTGTTCAAGACTCGTGGCCTTGCTCATCGCGCCGGAAGCGGTCTTGGATACTTCCGAGACTTGTGAGGTGATAGTGTCGGAGGTCTGCTTGAGCGCGGAATTCGTCGCGTAATTCGACATTCCGGCCTTGTCCTGGTAGGTCTTCGCCACAGTGGTTTTGAAACCGTTGAGATTCTGCTCCAGAGAGCTTACTCGATTCACAGCACCATCAGCAGTGGTTTTGACCTGACTGATGGCGGTCGTGTTCGAGTCGGCGGTGGCCTTCGCCGTATTCGCCGTCTTGGTCGTGGCTTCCAAGGTCTTGCCCTGAGCGGTAAACGTGCTGGACAGGCTATTCGCCGTCTGCTCAAGCGTGGTCGCCTTGCTCATCGCGCCACTGGCGGTCTTCGACACCTCCGACACCTGAGCCTTGATGCCATCGGCCGTCTGCGTCAATTCCGACTTGGTGGAATAGTCTCCGGCTGGCTGGAGGTCGGACGGGCATGGACTGTATTCGGTTGGCCGGGAGCCAATCTCGAACTTGAAATCCTTGAACTTGACCTGATACGCGGTGGATGCCGGTCGCAGTCCGATGTGAGACTGGTCGAAGATATCGACCTTGCCGGTGTTCTTCGGACTGGTGTTGCTGTAGGTTATCCACAGTCGTGTCCACTGTTTCGCGGGGATGGAGCAGGCGACGGCGCCATTAGTGGTGGTGGTAGTAGTAGTAGTAGGTTGCACTCCTCCTCGCCAGCCATCGTTGTCGTTGCCGTTCCACGCGGCTACGGATTCCGGCATGTTGTTTATGTCTACGACGACCGTGGCGGCGATTTCGCTCCACACGTCGAAGGACAGGACGCACTGGCGGCCATACGGTGTCTTCAGATGGGTGGCGTGTCCCAGAGTGACACCCGCGCCCCACGTGGCGTTCGCGTTGGTCGGAACCGTGCCGGTTATCACGCCGGACGAATCCTTGCTCGCATTGGACAGGCTGATGTTGTATGGATTCGATTTCGGGCAGAGGTTCGTCCCGCCGATCTGCAACGAGTTGAAATCCGTCTTAGTGGTATAGGTCTGGCTGACAGTCGTCTTGAAACCGTTAAGATTCGCTTCGAGATTCGTCGCCTTATCGACGGCGCTCTGGGCAGTCTTCGCGGTCGAATTGATGCTGGCGGTCAGAGAATCCGACGTGGCCTTCAGACTCGTCTGGGTGGCGTACACCGCATCGGATTGAGCCTTGGTCTGGTAGTTCTTGGACAGGTTCAGAGTCACGGCGTCGGCGGTCTGCTGCGCCTTCGATGCAGCTGTGACGGCACCATCGGCGGTTCCCTGAGCCTTGGTCACTTCAGCGGTAATACTCTCGGAAGTGGCCTTCAGATTCGCCTGTGTGGCATAGAGAGCATCAGCCTGCGATTTCGTCTGATAGTTCTTGCTCAGGTTCACGGAAATGCCATCAGCGGTCTGCTGGGCCTTGGAAGCGGCAGTCACCGCACTATTCGCCGTGGATTTCACCGATTCGACGTTCGCGGTGATCGACTCGGCGGTCTGGGTCAGGCTCGACTTGGTCGCATAGGTGGCGGGAATATCGACCTTCAGCTTGTCCACATCGCCCTGTGCCTTGTTCGCACTGGATTGTGCGGCATCGGCTGCGTTCTTCGCTGTGGCTGCATTGTTTGCCGCGGTATTGGCCGTCGTCTGGGCCTTACCGGCTGCAGTGTTCGCAGCATTAGCCGATGTCTGTGCATTGTTAGCGGATGTCTGCGCCTTCGATGCATCGGAGAGCGCCTTGGCGACATCGCTATCCTGGTTCAGCTCCCAGGTATAGGTCTTGCCATCATCGGAACCGAATCGATAGGCCTTGCCTGTTGCCTTATCGTAATAGAGATCGCCGGAATGCTTCTTCTTCTCAGTATCGGTCGTCCAGTCGGATGCCGGCTTATTGGTCAGAGCCGGAACACCGGTGCCGCGCCACGATTCGATGGCATTATCCGCGACGTTCTGAAGAGCGGTCAGAGCGTCCTTGGTGGCATAGGTCTTCGAAACTGAAGCAGTAATGGAATCCGAAGTCTGCTTCAGGCTCGACTGCGTGGCATACAATTTGTCCGCGTCCGCCTTGGTCTGATACTCCGTCTTCAAGGTCGTGCTGATCTGGTTGGCGGTCTGCACAGCCGAAGAGGACTGCTTGAGCGAATCGGTGGCCGTCTTGCTGGCGGATTCGGCGGTGGTCTTCGCAGCAGTCGCGGTCTGGGTCGCACTGGTGCTCTGCGTGAGCGCGGTCTGCGAATCCTTGTAAGCGGAACTGGCTGTGGTGGACGCCTCGGTCGCCGTCTGCTTCGCCTCCGTGGAGACACTCAGGGCACTGTCGGCCTTGGTCACGGCATTGCTGACCTTCGTCGTCAGCTCGCCCAGTTCCGTGGTGTGCCGTTCGATCACGGCGTTCGCGGAATCGAGGTCGGAGGCGACGTTCTCGGCCTTTGACTGGGCTTCGGCGGCGACCTGCTTCGCCGCTGCCGCCTTGGCGTCGACCGCCTGCACGGTCTTGTCCAGATCAGCGGTGGACGCATTGGCCTTATCGGCTGCCTTCTGGGCTGCATCGGCTGCGGACTGTGCCTTGTCGGCGGATGATTGGGCGGCCTTGACGGTGGAGTCCATTTCGGACTTCGCATCCTGCATCTGCTGGGTGAGATCGGTTCGGACCTTGTCGGCCTTCACATCCACGGCGGCGATCGCCGTGTCGGTGGCCTTCCTGTTCGCCTCCACCTCGGCCTGCAGATCGGAGCGCACCTTATCAGCCTTATCCGCCGCCGTCTGTGCCTGCTTGCGCGCATCATCGATACCCGCCTGCGCATCCTGACGAATCTGCTCGCCCTGCTTGATCACCTCATCCGCCTTCGCGGCAGCAGCATCGGCGTCCTTCTGCGCCTGCTGCACTCCCTGCTCAATCTCGCTGGTGTCCACGAGCGGCAATTGATTGCCGTCCTGGTCGATGCGGTTCGCGCCGTCCTGCGCGCCATCGCCGATGATGACGTCCGTGTCACCGCCTGTAGGGATGCGCACGGTGCCGACCTTGTGCGTCTTCTGAGTCAAGGCCAATCTCATGGCCTTCATCCCAAGGCTCAGGCCGAGGACATTATCATCGGGATTCAATTCGACATGAGAAGCCATGCGTACCTCCGAAAAATTCAGGCCATGGGATCCTCCATGGCGTCGAAAATCAAGCTCACTTTGTCCGATTGGTCGCCGCTCATCTGCATGAGACGGCACTCGTAGACGCCGTCGGAAAGCGATGGGAAGCCTTGGATGTCGAGACGCATGGTCTCGCCCGGCCAAAAGCTCCCGAGTGGATGCAATGGCGTGCCGTCCACGCTCACGTCATTGGCGTGCAATTCGCCTTTGATCTGCATGAGCGGCGCGTGATTCGCGGCAAGGACGCCGTCGGCATGCTGGCGCAGCAGGTTCGCGTCGGCCGCGTCCGTATCGCTGTAGGTCATCTCGCGGAGCGGGAATGGCTCATGGTCTCCGCTCACGAGGCGCAGGTCCTCGGACAGGTGGCAGAGCTGCGCCTTGTCCGTGCCCGAGCCGGACGCGTAGACGCGGTGCACAGCACCCAAATGGTCGATGGTCATGTTTTCCAAGGTGCCGCCATACGGCGAGCTGGAAAGCTCGATAATCGTGTCCTGCGCGATATTCGGATCCACGTCACTCCCCGCGAGGAAGTCGAATCTTATGGTGTTGCCGGAGAGCTTCGGCCGCAATTGCAGGTCGGGCCCGTTTTCGACGTTGGCGATCTTGTCCCACACGTCGGAGCATTTGAGATTCTGGATGTCCCAGCTGTCATATTCGCGCTGGTGCGAGCCTTTTTCGCCCCTGTAATGCCAGTCGATGGGCAGTCCGCCGCCCGGCTTGGCATTGGTGCACAGCCACCCCGCCTCCGCCGCGATGGCGCGCAAGGAGAGATTGTTGAAGTTGATGACGTCGGTGCTGGTGCTGCCATTGGCAGTGCCGTAGACTCCCTCGCGCACCAGATACCGGTCGCCCAAGAGCCCGTAAATGCTCGTCAGGCTGAAGTCGGTGTCGAGTGGCCCGTCCTTGCGTTGTCCGATGAGGCCGCACAATATTGGTGTGCCGATGGCATCCTCCGAATCGAGCGGACTCGTCCAGCAGAGTGCGACGCTGCGCCGGTCTGGCGCGAGGAGCCGTGAGCGTTCGCCTGGCGAATTGGCCGGCACCGCCGTCCACGGCACCTTGAGACCGCTCACCTCGTCCTGTCCCACACCCTTGGATTTCGTGGTGGAAAGCGATGAGTCGGCCACACTGACCGACCAGCTGAAATTCGGCAAGTCGATGGGACACAAGAGCTGTCCGCTGATCGTGTCCACCACGTATGTGCGCCAAGCCATGAGTGCGCCTCCTTAGCCGACGTTCACGCCCCTGTCCCACACCTCGAGCGTGCGGCCGGGATAATTCTCCTTGCCATCCGAATGGCAGATGAAATAGACGTTCTCGCCCCACGTGACGCGATGATTTCTCGTGCGCACGGTGTGCCATCCGGCCGGCAATTCGACCAATGCATTAAGGTGCACCTGCTGCCACGCGCGGGACACTTGGAATTGACCGCCGCCACCGGAGACGTCCTTGCCGTCCACCTGGAAGCCGACATACCAGCAGGCCATTTGAGTGGCGTCCTCGGTGGGCTTCTTTGGATTGTCGTGGCGGCAGGCGGCAGCGGTCGCGGTGTATCGGAGCTCCACCAATCGGTCGGTCGGGAGGTAGAAGGACGTGTCTTGCTCAAAGTAATCCTTGCCGCCATCCGAAATATTGGAAGGGCCCTCGTAATTGCGCACATTCCGCGCGAGCAGGCCACGGGAAGCACCGTAGGGCATGGCGTAACGCTCCGCACCATCCGAGCTGCACACCTTTGTCTGGGTCATGCCGGCAGGCACGAGCATGGCCGCCAAACGCACCACGTCGCTCGGCACTCGGTCGAGCGGCACGTCCGGATCAGCGGCCGGCGTACCCTGCGTGACACCGAGCACGACCTGATTGTCCGAATCACCCTTATCCAAGTCGTGAGCGCGGAGCCAGATCACATCATATCGGCTCAGCCCGGCATTACCGGCTGCGACTGCGGGAGTCTGGCCTCCCGGCCAATACGCCAAGACGGCCTCACCCTTCTGCCCGTCCGGCTGAATCAATGCAGTACCGGCCGAGACCGTGTAGGCGAGCCCGTCACCACCGGTCACATCCAATCCCTGGATGATGCCGTCGCTCGCCCACTGCGCGCTGATGATGTGACGATGGACTTGAGGGCTGACGCCCTGCGATTTAGCGTCTGGCCTGATGCCGAGTGCGGTTGTCATAAGTGTTGCACCTCCACAAAAGAAAACATTTAGATGTACGTGTCACGGGATTCGCAAGACACCCAGCCGCCGCCGGGCGTGGCGAGATTGACCGTCAAAGCCTTGCCGGCCGGAATCGTCATCCAGCCACGCTGCGACATCTTCGCCGTCACGTCCACCCCGCCCATCGTCGCCGTGCGCGAGCGGGTATCAAGCAATACCGGAGTGCCGGTGTGGATCGCCTCGCCGAAAGCCAAAGTCGACGCGCGGCCATCACACGCCAGGCGCAAAGTGCAGCCTTGCGGCCACTCGCCATTAAGCACGTAAGTCGGATATGCGCGGCTGGTGCCCTGATTCGGCAATCGCATCACCGTCGCACCATCAGACACCACGCCATAGCTCAACGGATACGCGAGCCCGGCATTAGCCGCCCCATAGCTCAAGCCGCCAGCCTGCACCACCGACGCCCGAGCCTCACCAGAATGCGCCAAAGACGACAGGCGCTCCGGACGCTCGAAAACGATGGTGATGGTCGAATCGGCGATGCTGCCGGACCGATAGTCAGGCTGCTGGGTAAGCACCATATATCCGCCACTGCAGCAGGTATCCTCGGTGCCGTCGACCACGCGCATCGTGACCTGACGATGCACGAGCCTGCGCACACTGTCCGTCAAAGCGAGCAGCGCGTCACGGCTGGAAGCGTTGGCATTCCAATGCAGAGTGACGGTGCGGCTGGCGTAGGAGATGTCATCCTCGCTCACGTCGTGTCCACCGTCGCCCTGGCCGCGCGCCGTCACATTGACTTTCGCGGCGGGAGTCGACCACCAGCCCTCGATGCCGCCTTTCGCGATGCACAGGCAATCGAGATCACCAGAGCCCTCGAAGCGCACCGGCTCCAAGCCGAAGGCCGACAATTCCGCAAAATAAGCCACATCGGTCTCCTTTATCGCAATTGGTGTCGCGCTGTGCGCACCAGGATTGACGCATCAGCCCACGGGTCCGAGCGCTCCGGGATGCTCACATTGAGGTTGACGGTCCTATCGCCCTTATCTTTGACGTCAGCGCCGAAGACCTTGACGATCTGCTCGCGCGTCAACACGAGTTCGGGCTGCTTGGTCTCGTTGGCCACGAGATGCCGTCCGGGAGGCAGGATGCCGCCGCGATCGTACAGGGTCGGCCTATCGTCTCCGACGATGCCGCCGAGCGCGTAGCCGCCCGCACGATTCATTCCGGCCAACGACCCATACCGATGGATCGCGTAATTGCAGCCGGCATAGATGTTGGCGAGCGGGTCGGTGATGCCACGCGAGCGATACGGCCCCGCATAGGCATTGAATGTGCCAGGAATGGTCTGCATCAGGCCCTGCGACGGGTGACCGGCCTTGGCGTTGGAATCCCAGTTGTTGATGGCGTTCGGGTTGCCGCCGGACTCCTGATTCATTCGGCGTAGCACGGTGTCGGCCCAGCTTGCTGGCTGGCCCAATTCCTTGAGCACCTGCAGTACGAGGCTGCGCCAGCGTTCCACGCCGCCACCGACCGAACCATGATATTGGCCCGCCTCGGATTTACTGGTCCACTTGGATGCCAGGTCGGACGCCATCGACTTGACCTTGTCGACAAGAGCCGTAGCGGCACTCACCGGCAGTCTGCCGACCATCTGGCCGAACTGGCCGCCGCTGATTCCCGCCACCTGCGATTTCACAGGCGTGAGAATCTTCGACGTGACCCAATCCACAGGATTCTTCACAAAGGCCTGAGCGGTCTTGGACAAATCCTCGATGAATTTCTTCGCTCCGGACACCGCCTTGCCGGCAGCCTTGCCAATCTTGGAGGCAATGCCACCTTTGGCGAAGCGTTGGACGCCATCAAGACCCATGTCATCGCGGACGGCCTGAACACCATGGTGGCGAGCCAAAGCGTTCCAGCGGTAGACGTTCTCCGCGCCTACCGCCTTGGTCCATTCCGGCACCATCCACGCCTCGCCCGGCGAAGTCATCGCCGGAATCGAATCGACACCCGGATTGTATCCGGGATTGATGCCGCCGACGGTGCCGCCATTCGCGAATTTCACCGTCGGGAGGGAGAGCTTCAAGCCGACCGCGCCGGCGACGCTGTCCCAAACCTTCTTGATACCGTGCGTGTACACGGTATCGACGATGAATTTCACCGGGCTCTTGGCCGCATCCTTGACCTTGTCCCAGCTTTCCTTGATCCAATCCTTGGTGGACTGGAACGTCTGGCCGATGGCGTTGACGGCATTGGATATCGGAGATTTGACGTTGTTGTCGAACCATGCGCAGACGCTTCCGAAGATGCCGGTGATACGGTCCTTCGCCGACTGGAATATGCCGGCGAACATGTCGGGGATTCCGATGAAGAAATCGATTATCGATGTCGGGGTGAGTCCCAGCCAGTCGACCAGCGCCTGCCATTTCTGCTGAATCCAATCGCCAGCGGAACCGAAGAAACCGCTAATCGCGTCGGGGATTCCGGAGAAGAAGTCGATTATCGTGGTCGGAGTCAATCCCAACCAGTCAACGACCGCCTGCCATTTGGACTGCACCCATTGGCCTGCCTGGTCGAACCAGCCTCCGACCGTTGATGGAATTCCGGAGAAGAAGTCGCCTATCTTCTGGCCGGTTCCTCCAAACCAGTCCTTGACGCCGTCCCAACGGTCCTCGACCCACTGGGCCGCGCCGTCGAATTTCGACTGGATCTTGACCATCAAGTCGCACCAATTGGTGTTGATCCAATCGCCGGCGTCGCCCCATGCCTTCTTGATGCCGGCAAGAGTGTCCTGCTGGGCTTTGACCTGCGCTGCCGTATTGTCGGCCTGCGCCTGCCCTGCCTCGGAGAACGCGCCTTTGATGCCGTTCCAAGCCTTGACTCCGGCATCGCGTTGACCGGAGCTCATTGTGGACTGGGCCGAACCGGTGTTGCCGGCGAATGCCTGTTCCTTCGCTCCGGCCAGTTTTCCTTTCATCCATTCGGCGAATTTTCCGGGGTGCTTGACCGAATTGTTTTCCGCATACCATTTCTGGTACGCCTTGTAGGCTTTGTCGGATGTGTCCTTGCCTTGGACACCCTGCAGGCCTTTCCAAACCCATTTCGGCAGACCACCGGTCAGATTCTTCGTGGCGGCACCGTAGGCAGCCGCTCCAGCCGCGACGCCACCAAGAGTGCCGCCGGTGCGCTTGGCGAAAGCAGGCACCTTGTCCAATCCAGCGACCTTCGGAGCCTTCGAGAACAAGCTGGACAGCCATTTCGGAGCCTTCAACCCACCGAGGAACTTGCCGAACGATTTCAGCGCGTTGCCAGCGGTCTTGATACCTTTTCCGGCGATGCCGAAGCCTTTGCCGATATCCTTGGCGACACCGAAGATGTTCTTCAGGATTTTGAAGCCTTTGCTGCCGAGCCACAGGTAGATGGCCGTGTCGAAGATGGTGCCCTGCTGTTCAGCGGACAGACCGTTCCACGCCTTCTCGATTGATGCGAGCAGGTCGAGCAGCGGCTTCAGACCAGCAAGCGCCACGTTGGCGGCTTTCAAGGCCTTGTTCAAGTTCGACTTGTCGCCATCCGCCGGGGTGTTGAAGAATTCACCCAATCCGGGAAGGTTCTTCAGCACCTCGCTGGCGGAGTCGCGGATGCCGAGGAGGCTGTCTTTGAAGTCGATGAGTGTCTGGCGGTCTGCGTGCTCGAAGGCACGGTTGAACTCGTATGAAAATTCGCCGGTCTTGATGAAATCGGTGAGACCTTTATACCCCCACCGAATCCGCTGGTAAGCGTCTTCGATGCCCGCATACGACTTCTTGTCGATGTGGAAAGATTCAGCCAATTTTTCGTTGACTTTGCCGGTCTCGACGAATTCCAATGATCCGGAGACCGCCTTGGCCACAGCCGAGCCGACATCTCCGAATTTCGCCGTAAAGCTGTTAATGACGCCGCTGATGCGGTCGACACCGAACGCCTCGATAATCTTCTCGATGGCCTTCTGGACGCGGTTCTTCGCGTTCTCCATAGCGGTGCCGATGCCCTGTGTGGCGTCTTTTGCCTGCGTCGCGAAGCTGGCGTACTGCCCGTAACCGTCCTTGTTGAGCTTGACGAGCGCCTTATTGAAGTCCTCGAAGGTGACCTTGCCACCCTTCATCGCCTCATATAGGTCGTTCTGCTTCGCGTTTGCGCCAAGGATGCTCTTGGCCAATTGGTTCATCTGGCCAGGCATTGCATTGACGACACTTCGCCATGCGGCGGCATCGACCTTGTTCGCGCTCAACATCTGGTTGTACTGTTCGATGGCGTTGGCCTGCAGCACTGTGTCTTTGCCGCCGGCCAGGACGGCATTGTTGAACGCCAATGCGATGCTGGTGGCCTCGTCCAGATTCTTGGTCAACGGAGCAAGCTGCTGGACCATGCCGATCATGCTTGATGTGGTGGTCGGCAGGCCGTCGATGCTGGCGCTGATGCGTTTGATGGCTGCGGCAGCGTCATTCGAGTCGTACCCCAAATTCTTCATGACTTTGGGGAAGTTGTTCATCGTGTCGGCGCGTTTAATGGCGCCTTCCACGTTGCTGGTGATGATGTTTGAGACTTTGCTGAATGCCGACTGCGCGAACCCGCTGATGGCTCCGAACTTCGCGGCTCCCCACGCGGTGAAGAAGCGTTCGGAATCTCCGACGCCCCTTGTGGCAGTGGTAGTGACGCTTGATTGCATGCTACGGAAGGAATTGATGGCATTGCGCGCCGATGCCGCGGCGGACGCGAAAAATCCCGACTGCTTGGAAGTGCTCGCGTTCAGATTCGTCTGAGCGTCGTGGAGCTGCGTCTGAGTCTCTTTCAGGCCTTTGCTGGCGGCTTTGAGTTGTTCCTCAGCCGATGTGACGGCTTCGGTCTTCTGCCTCGCCTTGCTCCTTGCGTCGTTGAGTCGTGCTTGGGCGTTGATGGCCTGTGAGGAGGATTGTCCGCTTTTGACGATGGTTTCCTGCAGTTTGACTTCGGCGGCCTGTACGCGCAGGTCGGCGCTTTTCTGCTCGTCACGCGCTTTTGCGATCTGCGACGTGCACTGGCTGACCGCCTGCGCGGCCTTCTTCTCAGCCTGCTGCAGGCTCTTGACCTGCTCTGACAGCACGTCACGGCCAGCGGCCTGATTCATGGCGTCGGAGAATTTCTTGCCGGCATTCCGTCCTGCGGAGGTGGCCGCGGCCGTCACACCGCTGTTGAGCTTCGTGCCGAAAGCGCTCAGATTCGGGAGCACATCGATCCATGCGGCTGTGCCGGCCATGAGACCACCTCACTGTTCAGTTTTTCGATTGATCGCCCGTGACAAGCGCCATGAGCTCGCTCCGCTCCTGCGCGTGTAAGGCCTTGCTGTCGACAGACGACTGTTCGCGTTTGGACTCAGCCACCACGACAGCCGGAGGCTTGGTGCGAGGCCTGATGTCATCCTCTTCAAGGGGATGCTCCACAAATGGAGCGCACTGGGTGATGGTTAGCTGGATGTCACGGAGCATGTCGCCCAAATCGTGCAACAGCCATTCCGACTCACTCCAGCCATCACCAGCCAAAGCACGAAAGAAGACGTTGTCCGGCGGCATGTGGATTATCAGCGCATGCAATGCGCGGAGACTGATCTTGCGTTGCCAGAACTCTTGGATGGGGTCACGCGGCGCGTAGACCGCGCATAACGCGGCCTCCAATTCCTCCGCGTGACCATCGCCGTCAAGGAGCTCTAAAGCGTTGTAGGGTTTCCCTCGCTGTCCGCCTCATGCACTTCATCGGCCGCGTCGTCGAGCAGGAGGAAAAGCAGGCTGATCTGTCCGCCGGCCTCGATGAAATCATCCCACTGGGCGCCGAGCAGCGCTTTCGCCAAGTCGAACTGGTCGTCGGACTCCTGCGCCTTCGCGAATGCCTTCTTCTCCTCATTCGACTGGAAAATTGGAGCGTGGATGCGGAATTCCTTCGCATCCGGCTCGTCGTCGATGGTGAACTCGATCCACTCCCGAATCTTCGGGTGGGATTCAAGATACTTCGCCTTCACGGCCTTGAGGCTGCGGACCTTACGCTTCTTATTGTCGGTCATTGTTCAATCCTTTCAAAAAAATCAGTGTTCCTTTCGGCGAGAGAAGAAGGGAAAATCCCGCACCGGTGAAAGGAATCAAAAGCCCGGTGCGGGAAGAATCAATGTCAGTCGGCGACCGGCTGTGACTCGGAGGACGCTGCCTGATCGGACACCGGCTGCGACTGGGAGACATCAGCATGAGGCGCGGCACCGGCCTTGGCGATCTTCTCGCCCTCGTAGAACACCTTGCCGGTCTTCGGATCCTGGAAGAAGGTGAAGGTCTGGTCCTCACCCTCGGCGTCGGAGCGGTTCTTGGTGTTGTCGCCCTGATTGGTGACCTTGACGCGATAACCGGCCTCGATGCGGTAATGTGCCGCGTCGCCCACACCGTCCTGACCGATCCAGATCAGGCGGTAGTACGGGAATTCCGTGGTTTTTTCATCGGTGAATTCGAAGCCCTCATCCTTGTTTTCCGGCCACTGGGAGACGGGCAGGCCGTGGGCCAAGGCCTTGACCCATGCGTTCATTTCCAGGAAGGTGAGCTGCAGGGTGCGGGTACGTCCGGTGATGTCGGAACGCACCGGCTCCAGATCCTGCACCGCACTGGTGTCGGCGGACTCGATGCCGCGACTCATCTTCGCGCCATCAGTGCTGATGTAGCCCATCACCTTGAAACCCTCGGGCAGCTGATTCGGTTTGTTGGTTGCGGTGTCGAAGAAAGGATCCGGCATCGCGGTCGAATAGTCGGCGATAGCGAGCAGCTGAGTGCCCCACTTTCGCACGTTTCCGTTATTGTCATTGAGAATGCTGGGCACATCGGTGATGGCAGCCATCATTTCCTCCTTAATTGAAAAATCATTGTGGTCTGGTGTTGAGCGTGATCGTCGCCGTGCAACGGCGCACGTCAGGCATTGAATGACTCACTTCGGAAAATGAGGTGAGCGTTGAGGAGTCGACGTAGCCATATCGGTTTCCATCGCCCTGCAGCTGAGAGAGAGCGGTTTCGACCTTTCTTATGGTCGCGTCCATGGAAGTCCAATCAGCGGCGAAGATGTCGATGTCGACGGCTCTGCCGCGCGTGAATCCATCGGCGGTCGTGCCACCCGGCGCCGGAGAGACGATGACGGCCGGAAGGTTTGCACGCAGATTCTCCGGCACTTCCGCCGAAGCCTTGATCCCCGCCTTGTCTTGCAGCCATTGGATGATGATCGGCATCGGTTGCGGCCATGAGCCGCGAAGCGGAATCGCCATAATCAGCCACCCGCCTCGGCTATGGCGCGGCGAAGGTATCCCTTCTTCGGATAGATCCGTCCGTCGCCGTATTCCTTGGCGTCCGCATGCTCGTCACCGATGATGACTCGGGCATATGGTCTGCGCAGATGCGTCGGCGATTTCGTTCCAGGACGTCGTCCCTGCATGACGCGCACCGATTCGGCATAATGACGGTCGCCTTCCTTGAGGGCGATGCGCTTCACGATCGGAGCGATGCGTCTGGTCTTCGCGTTCAGAGCGGATTGGACTGTTGGGTTGGACAGGACATTGCGTTCCATCCATTCCTTGTCGACCTTGAATCCCTTCATGGTCACCTCCCGTCATCGCGGCAGACGTTGACCTGCATGTTCCAGGAAGTTGGTGTCAATCCGCCATCGAGCGCGACAGGATCGCCAATCACTCGATATTCGATTCCCCTGACGATCACCTTGCAATCCCGGAGCGTTCCTTGATAGGAGCGTGGGAAGTAGAGCGACATGGAGACGAGCAATCCTTCCGGATTGACGCTTGTGGCGACATTGTCCTGTGTCGGCGAGCCGACCAGCACGTTGCCTACCGATTCCTCGGACCATTTGCGGATTGGAGTGTTGCAGGCATCCATTCCGGCGATGCTTGGACGGAGCACCTTGACGGTTTCACCGTGAATCATGGTGCCACCACCTTTCCGGTGCTCATGTCGAGGGCTCCCGCGAGGAGGCGTCGCCTTCCGCCAAGCTCCTTCTCCTCGCTCGGCCACAATCGGAGGTCGCCGGTGGGGTTCTGGAAGCTGTAGGTGGCTTGGAATGGTCCGGCGGTCTCGCTCATGCTGCTGGCTCCTGATGGTGCGCCATTGGAATCGGCTTCCATTGCGCGCCTAACGGCAGCGCAGCAAATGCGCTCACGGGTGAGGTTGCTGACCTTGTCCCATCTGCGATAGGAGCGGATCAGGTCGGACGCATACGCGATGAGTTTCTTCGCGCGCGTCTTCTCCTCGTCCGTGAGCGCATGCCATGAGGCTTCAAGATCGTCGACACTCGCGAAATCATCTGTGTCGGCCATCATCTGGCCTCTCAGTCGGTCACGGTGACCTTGACGGATGCCGTCTTGGAGCCGTCGGAAGTGGTTGCGGTGACGGTGGCGTTGCCAGCCTTCACGCCGGTCACGACACCGACGCTCTTGTCGGTATCAGCCTTGACGGTGGCGATGGAATTGTCGGACGGTTCCACAGTCCACGCGACATCCTTATTGGATGCGCCGTCGGGCACAACGATGGCCTTCACCGTATTGGTGCCCTTGGTCTTGACGCCCATGGTCTTCTTATCAAGGCTCACGCCGGCGACCTTCACGGTGTTGGATGTGGAGCCACCGGCGACGGTCAGGAGCGCGTGGGCCTTCTGGTCGCCGTACTGCAAGCCGATCTCGCCGTACAGCTGCACCTTGTCGCTTGCGCCGGTCTTGGCGAGCGGCTCGGCGAAGAAATGACCCTTGCCGGGGATTTCGAGGAAGCGCGGGGCGAGCTGTTCGAGGGACAGGACGAGCAGCTGGTCCTTCGGCATGTACGGGTCGAGCATGATGTTGAAGAGGCCGAAGTCGGTCTCGATGGTCTGCAGGTTCACGCCGCCGACGTTGCGGGTCTGCTCCTGATACTTCGCGTCGGTGACGAAGCAGCGGGTCAGTGCGCGCTTGAGAGTGGAGTTGACCACGATGGTGCGCGTCTCGGATTCGCGGATGCCGCCATTGTCCCAGGCCATCTGCGCGAGGTCGAGCACGTCGTCCGCTGTCAGCTGGGCGGCGGTGTGCTCGGTGCTCATCACGTTGGTGGTGATGGCTTCGAGGAGGCCGCGGGTGCTCCGCGCGCTCTGGTTGTCGGTCGGATTGTTGTAATGGCCGGAGATGAAGGAGGCTTCCACGTCGCGTGCGATCTGCTTGAGTTGCTGCTGGATCTGCCAGCTCAGCTCGTCAGCGGGGATGGCGGTGCCGCCGACCTGTACTACCGGCATGTTGTCGGTGTTGCGCTGTCCGGTCGCACCCTGCCGCGTGTAGGAGACCTCGACGGCCTCCTGGTGGATCTCGACCACGTTGTTGGCGTGGAAGCGGGTGCGTTCCTCGCCCTTCGGCGCGTCGGCGCCCTCGAGGCGCTGGCGGTTGGCGTCTGGGTCGCGCAGGTCGTAGCCCTGCCATTCGAAAAGAGTGGACGTGGTGTCGATGCCGCCGGTGAGTCCGCCGATGGCGGAGAGTAGCGGCGTGTCCTCGCGGCTTGCGGCGAAAAGCTCGCCGACGTAATTGGGCAGATTGTAGGTGTTGCCCTGTCCTGTGATTCCAGGCATGATGTCTTCCTTCCAGATTGGTGGTTACTGGCGCTTCGTGCCGAGCATGATGCTTTTGAGCGTCATGGAGGTCTGATAGTCGCCTTTCTTTTCGGCGGCTGCGATCTGTTCCCTGATGCTCATGCTTCCCTGCCCGCCCGGCTGGTTTCCCTCGCCGTCGAGCGGATGCCTGCCATTGCCGGATGCCGGCGGCTTCCCCTGTGTGCTGACGAGCTTGGCGACCTTCTCGGCTGTCTTGTCGATGCTTTCCTCGTCATCGCCGGTCACGAGGTCGGCGAATTCGGCGGGGATGCCGTGCTTGAGGCAGGCGTTGGCGACAAGGCCGGCGTGCTTCTGCTCCGCCAGCTGTGATTCGAGCTTGCGGTTGGCTTCGGTGGCCTTCTGCAGTTCGCTCTTGTTCGCTTCCTCCTGCTCATCGAATTTCGCGGCCTTGGCTTTCAAATCGTCGTAATCGGCATACTTGGCCTGTTCGCGGCGCAGACGGTCCTCGACGATGCGGTTGACATCGCTCTGGGAGAAGGTCTTCTCTCCTGCCGGCGGCTCGCCACCCTGCTGCTGTCCGTCACCGCCGGGTTCGGCCGGTGGCGCGACCATCATGATGTGACGAAGACGCATGATGAGGGATTTCGGCATGATGAAACGCTCCTTGTGTTTTCTCCGAATGTTTGAGGCCATCGTGGCCTTTTGACCAGGCATGACGGAGCCAGTGACCGCCCAAAAAATGGGATAGTGGCAGGTGCGGGACTCGAACCCGCGTTGTTTCAATGTCGTGGATTTACAGGCCACTGCCGTCGCCACTGGGCCAACCTGCCAAGAATGTGCTAAAATATATGAAGACCGGGGGTCCTCTGCGGCGTTGAAATAAAACGCAATGAGCGGAGGCGTGCTCCCGGTTGTCTCATTTCAATTTGATTTCCAATAAACCTTCACCGTCGAGAATGAAAAGTCTGCGGATTTTCCACTCACGATCGTTGTACTTCTCTAACTGGTGAACAAGCTTGTCTTTACGTTTCGATTGGCCAAGATCTATCACGAAACAGTCCTTGACGACATCGTGATTCTCTTTAGCGCTTCGAACGGCTTTGGTGATACGATCGGCGATCTTGCCAAAATCAGCTTTTGCCAAGGACTTCAATTCGCAAAGCTCGTTTGTTTCAATCCAACGGAAATCATTTGTCGCCGTCCTTTTTTCTATGTCTCTTGGTATCCATTCAACATGGTTCCCAAGATTCTGGAATCGTTCAAGGAACACGATTTCCTGCGGATATAACATATCGGTGGAGTGCGGAACTCCAACCTTTTCCTGACGCATGTACCATTCGCGATCGGTGACGCCAGCGAGTCCTCGCATTGAAAGCAGCCGTTCCTCGTTCTGCGCATGAGGCTGCTTCCAACCATCAGGGATGGCGGTTCCCGGACGGATTCCATCCGCGTATTTGCCCTTATGCTGTCGCATCGCGCGAAGGATATCGTCCACCGAATCGCTTCCGGCCTCATCCCTCGCTTTGAGATAGTCGTCGTACAATTCGTCGGGACGATAGCCCTCCACACGCGGTTTTTCATCCCATGATGGGACAATCTCGCAGTCGCATGCCGCATGGTACTTGTTGAACAAGCCTCCGGCCTTTTCGGCGCTTGCATAGACGAAGCCGCGTCCGGCGAGCATGGCACAGAACGCGCAGGTATGAAGTCCGGAAGGAACGCGTGCGAACCGGGGCCCATACTTGTCAAGCTTGGCTGCCGACCTGACGGTACTGCGACCACCGTTACGCACTCCGACCGCGATAAGCCGATTCAGGTACGAGAGATAGGCGTTCGGATCATATCGCTCGTTGCCTTTGAACAGCATGCTTGCCTTCGCCCGAATCATGTCGGTCAAATCGTCATGTATAGGGTCGGCGAGTATCGGCTCGTATTTGTCGTCGAACCATTTCGACCGCATTTGCTTGTACCAGTCGGCTGCTGCGGTCGAACTGATGCTCCCATATTTGTCAATGATGGCGGGAACGAGTTCCAGCAGCATGTCACGCTGCTGTGCCGGTTCCATTCCCTGCAGCTGTTGCCACGCTTGGCCCATCTCCCGTTGTGCGAGGCTCACCGCCGTCTTCTGCGATTTGGTCAGAAGATTGATTTCCTTGCGGCTCGGAGTCCGGTTTGTCATTCCCGCCTCCGTTCATCCCGGCGAGCGCGTTCAATGCGCTTTTCGCTTCGGCTCGGCGCTTTTCCGATAGGAGTCTGGTGATTTGCTCGTCAGTGAAGCCGACTTCCTCCAATGCGACGGTCGTGTCGGCAAGCCAAGGGAAGGCCCCCACGAGTTTGACCATCGCGTCTCCGGCGTCGATGACGCTCGGCAGCGACGGATTGCGCCATCGTGCGGTGATGCCCGCCATCTCGTCGGTCACTTCGGTCGTATGGTCGCGAAGCATGATGATGTCCTGCGCGATGCGACGAAGCGAAGCACCATACACGCGGTTCGCTGCCGAGCAGTCGATGACCAGATCCTTCTCCGCAGCGTGCATCGCCTCTGCGCTCGATGGATTGTCCTGGATGATGCCGAGCGAGCTGACCGGCACGTTCGTTTCTCCAGCGAATCTGCAGGCGAGCTCGCGCATCTGGTCGATGTGCGGCTGCACGGACTGCTGTGTGATCTGCTCGAGTTTCGGCACGTCGCCATCCTCGTCCTTACCGATCATGTTCAATCGTCCGATGACGAATTCCCAGACGGGTATCGGATTGCCATCATCGTCCTTGAATGAATCAGGGTCGGCGCCGAGTAGGAGCCATTGCGGTGCCGAGTAGAATTCGGCGCTGACCTCGCTGCGCAGGACGGTGCGCACCGCGTCGTCGGTGATGCTCATGACGGCGCGGTTGATGATCGACCGGCCGAAGGGCCTGTCGATGGTCGGCCTATAAGACAGCACCTCCACAGGCACACGGCCAAGACCATGCGTCCACACATCGTCCACGTACCATTCACGCCCAAGCTGGCAGGTGATGACTTGGAAAGGCGTCCATAGGCGGAATCGCGTAGGACGCGCGTAATCGTCGATGTCATCGATGGTGAGCGCCGCCTTGAGACTGCGCGAACGGAAATTCCACAGGGCGCTCGACCATTGCGCGCTGTGCGGGATGGTCAGCACTGGCGGTTCGCCCGCCGACTCGTCGCCCTCCGACACGGCCATGAATACGCATGAGTGGATCATGCTGCTGCTGATCGCCATCGGCAGCTCGATGTCCCAGCGGTTAGCGGAGAGAATTGGATTCAGGTCGAAGGAATCGTCGCTGCTGTTCGGACTGACAAAGCCATCGAACATGCAGCGCTCGGCGTGTGCGTTGACTGCTTTCGCTGGCCAGCCGACCACCTCCTCGAGATTCCGCATGCTCGGCGGGATGGAGAAGCCGATGTCGCGGAGCCGATGTTTTCCATCCGCATACCGGGAGCGTAGTGAATTGCGCGCGCGCTTACGGTTCCACACGGTGACGAGATTCGACAAAGTGTCGTGCAACGCCGGGTCAAGCCCTTTGATATCGGTCGGTGGATTAAAGATTATGCCGAGGTCGCTGAAATCGGTGACCGGAGCGAGCAGCGATGTCATGCGAGCCTCCTTAATCGTTGTTTCCTGCCTGGCTTGCGTTTCGTGGTGAATGCCCCATGCAATGCCAGAGTCGTAGCTTGCAATGGGCTTATTTCCACGTCGGAGCCCTTCTTGTTCCATGCGACCGCTCCATTGGAACCGATGTCGCGCAATGTGACGCCCTTCACGGCGGCAACCAGCTGTGGCTGGTCCTTATCACTCAGATGGGTGAGGGACTTGTCACGGATCATGTCGAGCACGCGGCCTGTGGCCTGTCCTAATTGGCGTGTGTCGGTGACTGTCACACGCACATGCCGTTTCTGCAGGTCGGGCACGATGCTCATGGCCGGCGATTGCGCGTCTATTACCACCGCAGCAGTCTTATTCCAGCGTTCCGCCAGCCAGTCGACGGCCCATTGGACTCCGTCGGTTCGAGTGGGACGGTATTCCTGTAGGGAGATGAATGCAGTGCCATCGTCGTGCTTGAACGCGAGTCCGATGGCCAATGCACTCCTGTCCGGCGGCATGTCCACGCCGAACGAGAGCAGGCCATCCGTTTGTGGGTCGGCTACCTCGGTAGCGTGCCATGCATCCTCACCAATGACCTCGGTGGCTGTCTGTTCGTCCCAGATGCCGAGCGCTTCACGTCGGAACGAGTCTTCTGCGAGGAGGTTGCGCATGCGCAGGATTGCTTCCTCGCTGGTGCGTTTTGGATATGACGGATTCGCTTTCGCCCACGCGGTCCTGTCATCCAGGTCGCAATCGCGGTCTGCACCGAGCTCGACGTAAAGCATGTCATCCGACTTGCCAGACAACGCGGTCGAACGTTTCTCCTCGAAGGCCTCGCATTGATCGCCCGGCTTCGGTGGATTGCCCATGAACACAATCAGCGGATTCGGACTTGTGTTCACGATTGGAATCAGGTTGTCCAACGCCTTGATGGTAAGAATCTGAGCCTCGTCGAACACTTCGATGTCGGCGGAGTGCAGACCTCGGCCGAAACCGTTCTCTCGAGCGCCGAACATGATGCGGCTTCCATTGGTGAAACGGATCTCCTGCTGCCCGTTTGCGCGGCGCACGGACTGCACGTATTTGGAAAGCTTCGGATTGCGGGTCAGGTCGCACATATCGGCGAACGTCTCATCGGAGGTGCGCGTATGGTGCGCGGTCCAGATGACCAGAGTCCCTGCGCGTCCGGCGCACAGGATGAATATCGCGGTTCCGACGGTGAACGTCTTGCCAATCTGTCTGCAGCTGGACAGAACCGCGCCGCCGGACCCGCATGCGTACTTGCCGTCGGAGCGTTTTGCGAACAGAAGGTAGAGAAAGCCTTTCTGCCATAGGTCGTAATGAATCCCAGCCTTGACCGCCGCACCGTTGATAAGTTTGAAGTCGCTTGACGTGACGTCTTCCGGCTGCACGAGCCGTTGGGCGATTTCAGACAATCGACGCTCCGACATCCTCCGCCACCTCCGTCACGTCATCGTTCATGTCGAACAGGCTGCCGGATTCCTCGGCCATACGCATCCGTTCGTCGAATTCTGCGAGCTTGCTGCTGATCGACGGCAACGCGTTGGCCGGCGTTGATGGATCATGCAGAGCCTCACGAAGTCTTCCGACGATTTCACGAAGTGTGTCCTCATGTGATCCATCCATCATGCGTTCGAAACTGTGACGGTCGATGTCTGCCGGATGTTCCCGTTCTGCAGTAGCTGGCGTCTTTGCCTTTCGTTTTGTTCTTGGTTTTGCTGGTTTCGGCGATGACTCGCCATCGTTCTTCCTTGCTCGGTACGCTTTCGCACGGCATGCACCAGAACAGTATTTAGCTGGTTTCCCGCGTCCTGACGGCCTGAATTCCTTGCCGCAAATGAGGCATTTCACGACGTTTCGCCTCCCGTCACGTTTTACGAACCGTCACGTTTTAAGCTTCCGGGGAGATATCGGCCCTATGCGGCGGGGGACGTGTTTTCTCGACCGGGAGGGGATACCGCCCCTAGATGTCGATTTTCCGAAATGGCACGCCGGTGGGCGGTTTTGATTGCTGACCCTGCTGACCGGCCATGAGTCGTCGCACTTCGCGTTGCGCCCACTCTAGCGTGTGCGTGCCTTTGACGGTGTTGCACCACCGATGTGTCGGCTCGGTGTTTGTCCAGGAATATGGATTTCCACCTCTTGCGATCGGGATGATCTCATCCACGACAAAGCTCCAAGGATCTGGATATTTGAGTCGCAGGTCGATTGGCTTTCCGCAGATTCCACATGTCCTTCCGCTTTTGACCGCTGCTTTATGTCTGGCGACGAGCTGATTCCGTCGCGTTCCGTTTTGTCTGCGAACGTTTGGCTTGTGTGTTGTCATTCGTCTGTCGATTCGGATCAGTCGGTGACTTCGATTCCAAGTCGGGTCAAGGCGCTGAGGAAGTCGTCCTCGTAGATCCGCAGGCCCCACGCTTCCAAGGCGTCCCCCCTACTGATTTGCATGCCCGCCTGTTCTCCTTGGTCGGCGATGCGAGTGAGCTGGTGCGCGATCTCTTGGAGTGTTTCTTCCATTGTCGCTCCTTTGCTGATGGATTTGTCGGTGCCTTCGGCGGGATTCGAACCCGCGTCCACACGCGGCCACAAGGAAGAGAATCCAATAAAGACTCGCGGCCGGTACGATCTACCACTGATTCCCACGAAGGCATGGACAGGCGATTTGAGCTTCACCGCATCACGGAAGCGCGGGATTGGCTTGCCTGCCACTGTTGGGTATGTCCACTCTGACGGGAGTGGGCGGAGCGTGTCCGATATGCCGTTCGGACAGGACGGGACTGCAACCCAAGGAGTTAGGAGAATCCATGGCGGATATGAAAAGGGTTCAAACCAAGTCACCTCGGTTTGAACCCTCTAATCCACTGACAATTCTGCGTTGCACTTTCGATTTTGTCAAATCGAATCGCGCCGCAACACCTGCCGATGCACGTCCGAAAGCCTGTACAATGGCCGCCCCTGCTCGGTCTCACCGGCCGGCTGAAGCCTGCCACGCTTACGCCACGAGCGAATCGTGTTCGCATTGCACTGGAAGCCACACTCGCGCAGCAACTCCGCGCACTCCCCCGCCGTGAACGCCCTGCCTGATTCGATGCACTCCTTCAGGAACCCCAACCGGACGTCGATCACACGGTACGTGCCGCCGCACACCGGACAGGCAACGTTCACCGCGCCGACCTCCGCACTCAATTCGACACCGCACAATGGGTTCAGGCACCTGCCGATACCATGCTTGGATGGCGGCACGTCGATGATGCCCAGCGTCTTGCGCGCCAACCGCTGCCAGTCATGCCAGATCAAACCGATGTCCGGCAGGCGGTTCAAACGCTGGCATGACCAGCATGCCTTGAGCATGTCGACGATGGGCGGGACCGCGATGCTTGTGGCCCATGGCATGGCCGGCGGCGCATACAATCGACACCACAACGCCGTCACCGCATCCTCGATCTCCTGCAGATGGTCAACGACCGAGAGTCTGATCGGCGTGGGCGCGGACTGCAGGTTGACACGTCCAGGCTGGTGGCCTCCGTAATGCGCCGTCGAATCCAGGAACTCGCGCAGGGCTTGGATCCAGATGGGATAGTCGTGGATCCATCCCCTCAAAGCGTTCTCGCACTTGTCGCACATCGTGGCTTGAATACGGCACTCCCCGCCGCACACTCTACATGTTGTGGTTGCTTCCCGTTTTTTGCCCATATGTTGCGATTTTATCATTTTGGCCATCCCGAATCGAACATCAGTTCCATTTCAGGTATTCCCGCCCACGGGTCGGGATTATCGGGATCCGGACGCACCGTCGGGAACCCCTCAAGGGTCGAATAATGGAATTCCCTCCCGCTCATGTCAGCAGGTTTGACACTGACAGGCATGAGCGCGCAGTCGTGCGCGCCCAAGTATATTCCGTCCGGGCTGATGCCGAGCGGTCCCGCGACCGTTTCCAATCTGATTGTGTCCGTCTGCGCGATGCGGCGGATCCGGATGAGCTGCCGGCCGAGGATGATCGCGGTGGTCAGGTCGTCGCCGGTGATGATGCCGGCGTCCCATGACTGCCAGACCACGTCGCGTTCGCTGAAGATCCATCGTCCGCATGAGCAGACGGCCGGCACGAGGTGCGCCGGATTGCCTGGCGGCGCGAGCCGGCGCATCCACAATGGTGGTTTACGACTCATCCCGCCACCAGTCGACGAGGTCGGTGATCTTCCAAGCTGTTTCGAAAAGCATCAGCATGACGAATCCCAGGATGAGCCCGGACATCTCAACGAGAAGACCACCAAGTTTTCGGATGATTCCCATCATGATTCCTACCCTTATCCGAGGCTTCGTTTGATCGATTTCCAGATCTGGTCGAGTTCGCCGTCCGGCAGACCGCTCACACGACCGCGCTGCAGCAGATCATCATGAATCTGCCGCTCGTTCTCCGGATGGTTCTTCAGCCTTCCGTACGCCCAGGCGTGCAATGTGCTGTTGCGTTGGCCTTCCGGCACCGGCGTCATATCCGGCGTCCCCTGCGAATTGGACGCGGACGGCCTGCCGGCCATGACATCGTCCAGGCTCAACGACGGAGCCTCCTGCTTTGGCTTGTTCATGTATCCGAAATCCTTGAGCATGCGCATGACCGCGCCACTCGCCTCCGGCACCACGCCCGCCGGCAGATCAACCAGCTCATACCGGTTCCCATCGATGACACTGCCCGGACCAATCACATAGCCCTTGTTGCTCACGCGCAGGTCAATGGGCAGATTCTGCTCATGCACCGCGTTCTTCAGCAATCCGACGTCCATTCCAGCGGGCATGCGATAGTACAAATGCACGCCATGCGGCGTCTTTGTGACCAACGTGGCCGGCAAAGCGTCAGAACCGTAATCACCCGTCAATGCCTGCAGACACTGCCAGCCATCAGGGCCACCATCCTCGGACGGCTTGTCACAGTCGATGACGAAGCAGTCACCAAGCGGCACGACGGCATAACGGCTCATCTTGCCGGTCACGAAAGTCGAATCCACATGGTTCTCGTCCGACGGATTCAACCGCTTCCACGACAGCGACACCTTCCCGTCGACCGGCCCACCGGTCTTTCGCGCCTTGCCCTCGCATGGCGCGAAACCGACATGGCCAGCCAACGCGGCATCGACGATGCCGGCCAGATCATGACAGTCACCCACATCGTCCAACGGATGCAGACTGTCACGGTTCGGCTTCGACAAGGCTTCCTGACGCCAATCCTTGATTGACTCCGCATCAGTGCCGAGAGCGGCCTTGCGATACACGTCGAAACGGTCACGGTTGACGACGCGGACGACGCGCGGCTGCCCTTTGCCGGGCAATGCACGAGAACGTGCATTCTCCAAACCAAGCACATCCATCAAAGACTGCGGAACGGTCGTATGAAATTCCTTACGATAATCACCCTTCACGGCCACCGGATCTCCATACTGTTCCTCATTCGACGCAATCTCACTGATCAGCCAATACATCTCATCGCTGATATTGCGCGCAGGACTCAGATTCACAATCTCCGGCTCGTCAGACCGCTCCCACAACCGGCACGACAACACGAAGAACGCTGCGGGATGCCGATGACAGAAACCCTCGATCGCATGATATTCGTCATACGAACGACCCTTCGACTGGTGGAATTCCACCTTGATGAAACGACGCACGTCCGAATTCTCGGCGGAATCCGCGAACTGCATGTTCGTCAGAATCAGCATCGTCGCGGTCGGCGTCATCACACGATAACGGCCACCAGTCACACGGGCGTTCACCTGCGAGCCGGTCGACAAGGCACGTAGCAAGGGGAGCATGTCCTCAGTGACCGCGCAAGCCTCATCATCAATGGCGAAAGCCTTGCCGTCCATCTCATCATTCATGCTCTCGCGGCCAAGCGTGTAGCCGCCACCATTGCAGTACGATTGCACGCTGAAACCTGGAAACACCTTGCCGACGCCCAACACGCCGAGCAACGCCTGACGGGCGATCAGCGTCTTCCCGTCACCGCCATGCCCGGACAGGACGTAAGACAATTGTTTGAATGGTTCGAGCCATGGTGTGGCAAACATGCGACAAAGATTCGCATAGGACTTCTCATCCACCGTCAACCATTCGAGAATGCGCTTCGCGTCCTTCAAAGCCTGATTTCCCATACCGACAGGAGAGAAAGTCTGTGTGACCGCGATATCTGGCTCATCCTGCAGGCAGACGACTTTACCATTACGTCGCACCCACACGCAGGGGTCACAGCGTACGCCGCGTTCGACCTGTTCGAACCATTGGCTCCGCTTCGCCTCGCGCATAATCGCGCCCGAGTAGAGCGGGTTGCGTTCACTGCTACGAGCGTTGCCGCCGATATGGTATTCGTCCTCGATGGTCTTGACCGGATGCCAGCTGTTGAGGATGAGTCTTTCGCCTTCATGGTCGGCCATGTCGGGGTCTCGACGCCAAAGCCTGTCCTGTGACGGACAGTAACGAAGATGGCCTTCACGGAGTTCCCAGATGGCTTTCTGGTAGCCGGCAGCCACGACTGGCTCTTTTTTACGCCGGTCGTTCTCACCGCCGCCTTGGCAGATGAGCTCAAGGTTGTGGCCTGTGATGGTCGTGATGATTGTATGGTCGTTCGCCGGCGTGAAGGTGAGTGCGAGCATGTGAAAGATTCCTGCGAATTGGGCTGGCAGGTCTTCGGTCGGTATCGGCTGGTATTTGCGGTAGTCCCTCATTTTTCACCTCCTTTTTTGCTGTGCCGTTCCATGCCCATAACACACAACACAAAAACAACAAAAATAAATACATATATAAAAAACAATGGAACATTGGTTGTTTGTTTATATACGGTTGGAATTCCGGCACTTTCGCTGTGCCAACGCTTTGGCACAGAATGGCACATGTGCCGTTTTTTGATGGTGGGACCATGTTCCACTGTGCCAACCTGTGCCGTTTCCATAGGTTTCCTCTCGAAGAGTTTCATCATGTTTGGAACAGCGCCCGCCATGCCAGTTGTAGCTGCAGTGGACGCTGTTCCCTCTAAACCAGTCGAATTTGACGGGTTTAGAATTCAGGCTCTTGTCCGCTGCCTACGCCGAGCGCGTTGACGACCTGGTCGACCGGCTTGCCGAGGAGTCCCGCGATCTCCTGCACGTTTTTTCCTGCGGCTTGCAGTTGCGCGGCCTGCTGTTTTTCCTGCATGGTCAAGCCTGCGGGCTGGCCGAGTGTGACTGGCTGACCGTAAGCGGCCTGTTGGGGCTGCTGTGGCGAGTATGACGGCTGGGCGGCCTGCGGGTCGTTCATCGCCGCATTCAGATCGGACTGCTTCTTCGGTATGACGACGTAGTCGTAGATTTTCGCGTCGTTGTATCCGCGGGTCTTCGCCGGCTGTGTGCGGGCGAACGTGGCCTTCAAGTGGTCTCCGATGTTCGGATGGTCGCCGACTCCGGCCTGACGGCATGCGAGGCGCAATTGGCCGATGTTGTAGCCTTTGACGTACACGCCGCGGATGCCGCTGTCGCCGACCCTGTCGGGGTCCTGCAGGCTGGTCTGCAAGTGGATGACGACCTGCGGTTTCGGCTTGCCGTTCGGATAATACAATGGTTCGCCGGTGGTGAAGTCGGTCTGCTGTTCCGCGCGGATCTCGACGATCTCGCCTTCCACCGAAGTGCCGATCGGATCGTCCTTCGAGAAGGCGCTGGGCGCGCCGCCTTGCATGACGTCGTCGAGGCTTAACGTTTCGGCGGGCTGCTGCTGGTTTGACTGTGGATGGTAGCTGGCTCCGCCTTGCTGGGTGAATCCGCCACCGTAGTTATTCGTTCCGAACATTGTGTTTTTTACCTTTCTGTTTTCCTGTAGGTGGATTCCAGCAGGCCGATGGCCTGCCGCCATTTGTCCGGCAATGCCGGATATTGGTCTTCGTTGAGTTCGGATAGTTGTCCGAGCTGATCGTCCGGCCAGCTGCCGCATTGGAAGCAGTGCGTCGGGCTGGTCGGCAGAGCGTGGATCCACGCGTCGCGCATTTCGGTTCCGTCCTCTTGTTCGATGAGGTCGAGGAGGTTGACGATGAGTTGCGCGCGGCTTAAAGCCCATTTGCCGGGGTTCGGGTCGAAGTCGAATTCGATCGGCAATGCGTCGGCCAGACTGACGCTGTTCCTGGGCAGGAAGTAGATCGCGTTCCTTTTGCAGGGTTCGCCGTCGTTTTCCAATCCGATGCCGTACAGGCTCGCCTGTATGCAGTATTGCTGCGATGGCCCGTTGGCTTTGACGTTGCGGATTGTGGTCGTGCCGGTGATTTTCCAGTCGATGGTCGTGTTGTTTTCCGCGTCGTACAGGTCGATGCTGCCGTGGATGCGCTGATGGCCGTGGAGTCCGTGGATTTCGCCCACGTCGACGTGTCTTTCGGCTTCGAAGCGTTTCACGGCCCATGGTTCTCCTCCATCGTCGTCTGGGACGGTGAATTCGTCCTTGCGGCCGTTGAACAGGTGTTCGAATCTTGAGTGGACGCACGTGCCGATGAATGGCAGCCATGCGGCCGACTGGTGTTTCTCCCATCCGGCGAGTCTGGCGGCCAGGCAGTGGAGGCAGTCGGTGCCGAGTTCGCTTGGCCCGATCTCCTTTTGCAGGTTTCGTGGCTGGTTGGCGATGTGTGCTTCGATGATCAGGCGGATTTCCTTCCATTCGTCCGATTCCTGCGAAGCGGATGGTGTGGCATCGACGAGTGCGGTGCCCATGTTGGCTTTCATGACTGTTTCAAGGTCGAGTTGTGAGCTCATATCCCACCCTTCCGCATTCCTCGTCGAGACGGGCCCAGAGGAAAGCCGCCAAGTCCCCCGCCTCTTGTGTGTCGATGATGTAGGCTTCGTCCATGAATCCGGGCGCCTTGTCGTAATGGTCGAGCGTCTTGCTGAGCGCGCGGCCGACCGCCTCCTGGCTGATTGGAACGCGCGTCATTCGACCACCAGACTTGCCGCACCGGTCTTCACGCACCCGCGCAATGCTGGCTCGCCGACCTGGCTGACGATTTCGGACAATGCCTTCGGTTGGATCCGATAGCAGTCGGCGTACTGTTGCACAGGAAAGCGCCGTTCGAATGCTCTGGCATCGAGGTTGCGTTTGCCTTTCTTGATTTTCACGGTCAATGGTCCGGCCGCGTATTCGCCGGGCTCGCGGTTCTCCATGAGTTCGGCTTTCAATCCGTCGGCTTCTTCCTGCAGGTCGGCGATGCGGCTTTTCAGTTCCACGTACCGTTTGGCCAATGTTTCGAGGTTCTGCGCGCTCATTTGCTTGTTCCTTTCACGATGATGCTGGTTTTGGTGGGGATGACGCTGGTCTGGTGGTGCGGGTAGGCGCGTCGGTGCGTTTCCACGACGTCGAACGCGGGCATGGTTCGCATGGCCGGCCCCAATGGTCCGCACGTGCGGCAGTACGGCATGTATCCCCTCTGCTTGCTCATTCCACGTCCTCCACGGTCGATTGCGTCATGCCGTCGTCTTCGGTGGTGCGATTCGTTTCCTCGTACCGTCGGCTGACGATCACGGTGTCGCAGGTCCTTGGATTGCGTAGGAGCCGGCTGATGGCCGCGCCTTCCTTGACGACGTTCTGGCAAATGTCGATGCATTTCGCGACAGTTCCGGCAGGCGTGCCCATCAGACCCTTCTTTTCGATGGTCTGGTCCGCTTTGTCGATGAATGCCGCGGCTGCGTCGCCGATTTTGCTAGCCGCCGGGTAGAGGCTCGCGAGGTCGGCGCTCATGTCCTCGTCGTCGATGAGGGTCTGCACAACGTATTCACTGGTGTTTTTCATGGTGTTTTCTCCTATCTGGGTATGTATTCCTGTTTGAAGTAGATGCTTGCCCTCGTGCATGGCGTGTATGGCTGGCCGTGCCATGTGAGCGGGTCGCCGCTTTTCCGTTTGCGTGGCCTGCCGTGCGCGCCAAGCACGTACTGGTCGGGACGGTGCACGTGCACGCTGGCTTCGATGATCTGCCGGTCGTCCGTGTAGGCGACGCCGTTCAACGCGTCGGTGAACAGTTTCGCCAGATTGTCCCAGTCACGTCCTCGCCGTGTTGCCGTCCAGAACGTGAGCGCCAGACAGACAGGGCCTTCATATGGCGGCAGGTTCGGATACCGGCTGCGCCATTCCGAGTACACGCGGTTCTCGGCTTCCCGCGTCCGCGTCGGGGTGATGCCGTGTCCCTGGTAGACGCGTGGACGACCTTTCGACTGCGGGTCGCCAGGCACGGTGAGCTCGCACACCATTGGCCATTCCGGCAGGCTTAATGTTTCGAGACTCAATCCAGGTCACTCCATTCGGGTGTTCTTCCGGTGGCGAGGAAACCGCCGCGTCGAGTCCGCGCGTTGACGAGCAATCCCATGTCGGCGAGCCTGTGCACGTCGCCCATCACGGTGCTCCGGGGGATGTTGAGCCGTAAGGCCACCTTGTGGCTGCTGGGCGTCACCCCTTCCATCTGCAGTGCGATGATCGTCTCGTACACGCGTTGGATGCGTGGCTTCACGTCGATGTCACGCCGGGTGCGGCGTCTCATCCGCGTGATGTACTCGCGTTCGTCGTGGATGAGCCGGTCGAGGTCGATGCCGGTCTCCTGGCTCCATGTCTTCGGCGAAGTGTGGTGGCCGTGGTTTCGGGATGCGCCGAAGTGGATGCTGCCGCGGTTGACCGGAGCGTACTTCATGTGGAGTTGGAGGCTGTTGGCTCCGCTAGGCATGATTGTCGTCCTTTCCGTCGTATTTGGGTGCGAATTTGACGGTCAGCCACAACGCGGTGGCGAGATACACGCCCTCGACCACAAGCGCGCCCGCAAGGCTCCCGCCATGCCAGGTGAGCATGAGCGTCACGCTGGCGACGAGGCCGACGACCGCGAGCAGGAACTTGACCCTGCGCAGCGGATAGTTCGGCCGTTTCGCCTCGCGTTCCTTCCGGTCCTCGATACGGAAATCGTTGTCGGTCATCTGGTGCCTCCCGTTTCGTTGTGGAGTTGGTAGTCGAATGTCTCAAGCTCGCCCGCGGTGATGGATGCGAGCGTGCAGGCGCCGTCGGGCAGGAGTTCCACGAGTTGGGCCCCGCCTTTCGGACTGATGCGAACCGCGTATCCGCTCATGCCGAGCATGACGATGCTCGCCTTCGGCGGTACGGGTGGCGTCAGCAGCGTTTCCGCGTCGATTCTCCTGAGTGTCATCACAGCTCCTTGTTGATCGTGTCGATGATGAGGTCCACGAGACCGGTGACGTCGAGGTCGACGTATCCGACGATGTGACCGAGCGGACGCCTTGCTTCGATTTCGTCCCATAAGTCGCCACAGGCCGGCATGATGGCGTCGCCATGGTCGTCGAATTCGTCGAACACGGCCCTCACGCACGCCTTGCGAATGTCGTTCATGCAATGCTCCTTGTGCAATTCGTCTCGCCCTCCTCAAGCCATTCGGCCACGGCCGTTTCCGGATAAAGGATCATCCGCCCGTGCTTCACGAACCGAGGACCCTGTCCACGGAAACGCAACTGGGCCAGATACCCCTGCCGCGTCCGAATCTCCTCCGGCGTCTCGGCCCCGAAAAGCCTCGCCACCTGCGTGGTGGTCATCATCTGCTGCAAGACCATCACGCACCCGCTTCCAACGACGGCTGAGCGCGACCCCAGTACCGGTCGATGA